GGGAAAAATATGCATTTATGTTTTTGGGATGTGCAGAAATTGTTTGCAAAGCGGGGTAAATGTCAATAAAATCAGGAAAAACCTTCTTGGGAGAAGATTTAATACTAAAATCATAAATATTACCGGGTGTATCCGCAACGAGAGCGGACTGTTGTAGCAAATTACTAATAGTGATGCCTTGCTTTTGCAACCAAGCTTGAGTTTGAGACATTGAAGGTGAAATATTGACGCGCTCGAAGTTTTTACAACACTTGAAGAGAAAGTTCTTAACCATCAAATCAGCCTGTGCGTCGACATCGACATACAATTGCAGATTCGGGACGAGAAAGTTCCGTTTAATTGCTGCGAGTAATGTTTCATTAAAAATTTGCCCGCGACGCGTGGGTATAGGTGCGTGTAGATGTGGAGATAAATTGCATATCTCTGGTACGCGTGAAAAATTTTTTATGACATTAAATGAAACTTCGCGATCAACAAACAAATCGAGATTACCAATAGAATTAACCAAATAAGAATCGAACATAACTTCGTCGAAAGTGCGAATACCAATTATAGAAGATAACAAGTTTTGGACGTATTCGATGGAAATAGGGACGAAATGATAAAAGAAATCGGCATAACTATCGACCTGGCAAGAAAGAGGAAGAAATTCGGAATACGGTTCATCGAATAGCGCATTGGAAAAGAAAAATTCGGTAACGGTGGAAAAAACTTTTGCGTCACATTGTTTTGCTACTATACGAACATTTTTACTAAAACGATTAACCAAAATTAATTTATACACCATGGTGGGGTCGTACTTTTTAAATATAACGGGATCTACACATACATAAGCAACGTCTTGCTTGTGTAAGTCGTAAATTTGTCCGATAGTATTTAAAAAATATACTGATTTCATATCTCTCGAATATTTACCAAAATAATTGATATCACTAACTAAAGGAGAAATAAAATCAGCATGGTCGACACCGCCAGCGCGCAAAACAATATGTTTAACAGATTCAGATTGTGGTATAGCTTGTATTCGAAGTATAGAATCATACAAAAGATCAGACGTAATAGTAGCAAGACAATAATATGTAAGAGAATGGGTGTGACGGGTGAGTGCGGTATTGACTATGTACGGGTCATTGAATAAGGGATGTTGAGGATTACGATGAAGACGAACAATACGAATATGCTGAGCTTGACAACCTTGAAATTTAACTATAGTGGTTGAATTAGGGACTAAAACATTCTCCTCATCGGAGAAAACAAGATATTTGAAGGATTTGTCAAGATCATATATAGTATTTATTGGTACAATGGAAACGGATGTGCCGATTAAATCATTGTGTGTCATAATGGGTGGGGAGCCAGTTTTTTGCACATAGGATTCGGATATGAAAGCAGCTATGTCTGCCGGAATACGATAACTAACATTGAGGAAAGTGGTAGGTTTAATTGTATTATTGAATATACTATAATTGAGTTTATAATCGCCGAGGAGGTTGTGAAAATTCGCTTGTAACATGTCACCAGACAAAAAACAACGACGTGCGTTGAATTTTGTAAGCAATGACAAGATACAACCGACATGTTGTATCACAACTTCGTCGACAAAAACAACTTTGAAGGTTTCCGGTTTCATAGTGATGGCCTTAACAATATTGACGACTTCTTTCGGCGAATATTCACCGAGACGTGATTCGAAGTCGGTCACGGAATGGTTGCTGTGCAAAATAACTAGAGAATCTTCAAGTAAAGGATTATTAAGTATGGAGTGTGTTTTTCCGCAACCGGGCGCAGCTTGGCAAAATTTAATCTTGCATGATGGTGTGGTCAATGAATGTTTGTCGAGAAAAACTTGCTCGATAGCGGAACGACAAAACTCATTGAGGAAGATGCACTCTTCACCATTAATTATATCAAATTTATGATTATCAAGATAACGAATAGGCCTAAGCACTCCTTCAGCGGTAAAGAAATACTGATACGGTTTAATATCAAAAATCTTTCCGCCAAGAAAGTAGGTATTCGTTGCCTTGTTAACAGAAACAAGATATGATTTGTTGAAGAGTGCGTCCGCCTTGGTATAATCTTTCTTATTAGGAATAAGTGAATAAATTTTGTGGTTGCAACGTATGTTTGAGGAAACAATTCGGACTATTTCACGACAATAAGAATGATACTCAGCTATAGCCGCGTCGAGGTGACCACTGCCACCACGAACACAAGTAGACATTTCATAATGATTGTTGGAATAGGACATACAAAGCTCATGAAGAATAAGAGGATCACGATAAGAAATCAACGTCATAGGAGTGTGTATGTGTAAATTGCTACCTAGAACATAAGCAATTGCGGCCAAATCGTTTTCAGTGAGATTATAACCGAAATACCATTGTGCTAAGTGATTGGGTGGGGCAGTGGGAAAACGAGGATGTTGGGATATAGCACGAATAAAAGCGGCACAGTTGATATCATTATTGCGCGTGATTGCGTGTATACCACAGTTACCCTGACCGCGTGTTTGATAACGTGTATATTGGGTAGGTGCAGCAATGGTATGAACAAAATTGGCGCAATGTGATGTGTTTGGCGGAAGTTGAAAATTCGGAGGAGTAGTACCGTCAGTAGGAACGATGACAGTGGTACCAGTGAATGGGACAAGTGAACCGGAAGAGTTAGAAGAAGTCGCAGGAGGCTGTATCAATGCTTGAACGGTTGATGTAGCATAACAAAAATCGTCAGAATCATCGTCGTCCGAATCATCTGATGAGTTAGCAGGCAACGGTATAGGAGGTAAAATTGGGTTTTGTTTTGCTGCTCTTTTAGCAAGAAATAAAGCAGCCTGCGAAGTCTTATTAATAACCGGGGGAGAAGAATGCGGTAATGTAGTAGGTGTAGGGAGTGTGCGAGTAGGGACAGTGACATTTGGATCTTGAGTAAACGCATAAGTGCCGGCGGTAGTAACTGTAGTGGTGAACAAAGATTTGATTTTTCCGAGCAGGGTGGTGGTGGTGGAAGCTGGAGTGAATACTAATTTTCTTTTGATGTTACGAGGTTTCTTGATTTTCTTTTTCAGATCAAACAATTGTTGTAAATCGGTGGGGTAAACATAATAGGCGTCATCAAGATTAACACCATACATACGGTCATAAAAATACAATATTGATGATCGATGCAACTTAATGATTTCAGCATATTGTCTATGAAAAACATTTCGGTTGTTTTGAGAACAACCGAAATTTCTACAGACAATATGAAATTCAGTATTTTGCGTCGCAACAATAGTTTTGTACAACTGTACAGAAGAAAAATTTTCACACAAACGAAATAACTGCGGAAGGATTTGACGTATTTCCGTTTCTGACTTAAACGGCAAAAAATGAACTTTGATTTGCGCACAACCACCAACCATCGTGCAACCAAGTACAAAATCTATCTCGGCATTAAAAACATTTAAACAATTAGGATCATCAAATTGGACTGCGAGATCACCATCAATATAATCAAATTTTTCATTCACTGTATAATAATTTAAAACTTCGGGTTTAAGAATATCATTATCGGCATATCTGAGCTCATTGAACAAAGGATTGTGAAACAATTCTGTGTTCCAATCACTAAAATCAGTGCTAATAATGGAAATACCAAAAACCGAAATATTAAACCTATCGATAATATACCAAGCTGATGCACCGGGAGCACCTAAACAAAGAGGGCGCTTGAATGTAATAGCGAATTTGGAAATGATATCAGCAGTTTTTAGGCCAGAAATACAAGGGTAACCAAAAGTATTTGTGGTCAGAGGAATCTGACGACGGTCAAACTGAGAAAAGGCTGTATCATAAACAGATTCGTACATGTTCATAGGAGCATCAATTAAAGGAATGGTGTCAGCGTGATTGAGTGAATAAACGACAAGATTATGAATTTCCATGATAATATATTCAACCGAAACATCGTTCTTAATCAAATAGATTTGAGAATTATGTTTCAGATAAATATTATTACCAGTAACGATGGAATAGGTGGACAAGATCGTGCAAATTTGATTGAAGGAGAATTGGGTGCAGGGATCGACATCTGGATAGTGAGCTTCCAAGAATTGACGAAGAGGAAAAACTGTGCGAAGAGATGGATAGAAGAAGCAATTTGGTACGAGCGGAGGTTTAGTGTCAGTAATTTGAGAGTTATAATTATTAAGAGAATGGACATCTAAACCAGCAGACGAATGAATCGGGGAGACAAGCAGTTGTAATTCCTCATCCAGTGTCAGGAATGTAGACTGAGTGCGAACTGCTGCATATTTATTATCTTTATAAGTATTACGGATGTGAGAAAGTATCCAAGAAATACGAACATCGATTGTGGACCAAGCTTCTTCTCGCAGTGTATTGGTGAGGGTGGTGGAAAATGAATCCGTAAAAGCAACATCGGCGTCAGAACGTGAGACAGGGACAGAGAAGATATTGTTAAAGAGTCGCACGAAATAGTTGGAGGAATTGTGTTTTTGAGTGCTCATAATATCATTCTTTATGATGGTATATCCTTGCGTCAAATTAAACTTGTGAATCATGACATCGATGTACAAAATATAAACTAGCTCTGCAAGTATTTGTGGTTCTATTTCATAAGTCGCTTTAAGTGCTGCACCATTGATAACTTCGCGCTTGCTGAAAGAGACAGCAGCAGTCATGACTTTATCAATAGTGCGAGAAGCATCAGGCAACTGGTAAATGAATGATGAAATAAGATCACATAATCTCTTGGAGACAACGAGGCGTTTACGGAACATTTTACGATTAAAAAATATATCTACCAGGTTTTCTACTCTGGGAACATCATTATAGGACCAATAATAAATGACAATTTTATCTGAATCCAAACAAAGAGGGATAGGACGACGAACAAAAGAATGCGGTACTCTGCAAACAGACTTTATAATAGTAAAGTAACAGACCTGATCTACTATTTGAGAAATTGAGAACAAGTATGGTCCAGAAATAGTATAAATAACAAAATTGCGGAGCAACGAAATATATTGTTCGTAATCGTGACAATAAGATAATTGAGTGTCATTTTCGAATGTGAAATAAATGATACGACGATTGTCGCGACGTTCAATAGACCAGTAGCATTGTTGTTTGTCCAAATAACCGCGGGTGGAATTGGAGGTTAGGATTGATGCATCGAAGATGAAACAACCAAAAGCTTTTTCGCAGTTAGATTCGGAGAGGATGGCTGAAAGTGCAGGAGTATCAATGTCATAAATGGAGTGTAGAAATGTGCAATACTTGGCACGAACTGGACAATTTTGTGAGACGTTATGACAATAATAAACATTTTGATGTTGCAAATAGTGCACCTGGTCTGGAGACGGATTGACGACATTATTAAAGTGATGATGAGTGTTACTACAACGAATAGAATCAGCATAAGACAAATTGGGTTGACACGCATGAACAAACAGGTTCTCTTGAGAATAATGTTGAACGGGATTACCGCCAACATCCTTGATAAGAATATTGCGGGAATCGCGATCGACATTAAAGTCATTGACGAATTTAAACCAAGACAGACGTCGATGTTCTCTGGCGAAGCCGTGAGGGGAGTAATCGACGGGAGTGAAGGTAATATTGAATTCGGAGAAAGTGCGGGTCAAAGCAGTTTGTTGATCAGGTTTGAGAGAGGCCTTAACAGTGAAAGATGGAAGTTTAGATTTAATCGCTGATATTGAAGTGACGGTTTGGGCGATATGGGCGCGATAAACTTCGTTTACGGATGCTGACGAAATGTGAGAGTCACAGACGTCTTGTAAAGTGAAGTTGGAGTTGGAGACAAGGTGATCCAAATGTACGGAAGGTGAAACCGACGGTACGCTCATGGTGATTGAAAATCTGTATGAGAGGACGACCTTGTGGGAGATAAATTAGTATCGGTAAAGAGTGAGACTCTGAGATATCGACAGAATTTATGTAGTATGCGGGGAACGT